GCTTCCGCCTGGTTCACTGCCTTGTGTCCTACGAAGGTGTTGATGCTCAGGGCAAGAAGGCGACGGTAGAAAATGTACCGGCATTGCTACGCTTGAAGGGCGCTAACTTTTCTGCGTTTGAGGATGAAGTTGTAGATAAGTTGCCTAAGGGTAAAAAACTGTATGACTACTGGGTTGATCTAAGTGCTACCAAGAAAAAGAACGGTTCCGTGGTGTACTACGTGTACAGCTACGATATCGATCTTGGTAACCCTGCACCTCTAGATCAATTGACGTACGATACGATGCTCTACATTGTGGACATGATCAAGGAAGAGAACGCCAAGATCAATTCCAAGTATGAGGCAGCTGTCCGTGGCTCAGCTTCTAGTGCTGCTGCAATGAAGGCAGTAGAGATTCTGGAAGAAGAATCCGACAGTCTTGAAGAAGATCTCGTAGACTAAACTATAACGCCCCCGAAAGGGGGCATTTACCTTCAGGATGTTGTATGCCTATTCCAATGTTAGAAGCACAAGTCAGACTTACTTTGGAGAAGCTGTCTAACGGGGAGCCCGTAGAGATAGATGACCAGTGGTTAGACGATGCCGCAGAAAGTTTCAAAGCAGCATTAAAGCGCCAATTAAATTACGGCCCCAGAAGTTTTAGGCTCCGTATGAGCAATTTAGGACGCCCAACCTGCCAACTTCAAATGGAGAAAGCTGGGGAGGCTAGGTCCAGATTCCCGTACAACCACGTCGTTAAAATGCTACTTGGGGATGCCACTGAATGCATCATGGACGTTGTTCTTAAGGCCGCAGGTGTGAATATCACTGGCTCTAAGTCCAAAGTCAAGATGAATTTCTCCGGGGTTGACGTGGAGGGTGAGAATGATATCGAGATCGATAACAAAGTGTTCGACACCAAATCCGCTTCTCCGTGGGCTTTCACCAACAAATTCGTAGACTTTGAAACCCTGAAAGAGGACGATGCCTTCGGGTACATTCCCCAGTTAGTGGGGTACTCTGTGTCCCAAGGAAAAGAACCGGGCGGCTGGATTGTCGTTAACAAGGCCACTGGGGAAGTCAAGATTATCGAAGTCAATATGACTCAAAAGGAAATTGACGACATCGTACTTGGCATGAACCAGACTGTAGTCAAGATCAGCACAAACGCTCCATTTGAACGGTGCTTTGAACCGGAGGAAGAGAAGTTTCGTGGAAAGCCCACAGGAAGCCTTAGATTGCCTTCTACGTGCGGTTTCTGCCCGTACATAGCCAAGTGCTGGCCAGGCGCTCTCTATAAGCCTCAGACAGGCTCTCAAGCCCAATCTCCCAAATACTATTGGTACGCTAAATACGAAGGATAAAAATGGAAATCAGACTGTTGGGGCTACTTGGCTTACTTTTCATAGGCCTCAAGCTAACAAAACAAATCGACTGGTCTTGGTGGTGGGTACTAGCCCCATTCTGGGGCCCGTTCGCAGCTTTTGCGGCAGCATTTGTAGGAATCGTTATTTTCTACCTAATCTACGATTTCATATATCCGAAATGAGTATTGGCAAGTTTAAATCGAAGGCGATAGCGGCCGGGTACCGTAGCGGGCTAGAAGAGAAGGTAGGGAAGCAGCTTGAAGAGGCTGGGGTAAATTTTAGGTATGAAGCGTTTAAGGTGCCCTATATGGTGCCTGCTACGAATCATCGCTATACTCCCGACTATGAACTTCCCAACGGAATCGTAATCGAGACTAAGGGCAGGTTCATGGCTGCGGATCGTAAAAAGCATGTGCTGATTAAAGACCAGCACCCGGAACTAGATATCCGGTTTGTTTTTAGTAATCCGTATGCTAAGCTGAGAAAGGGTTCACCGACCACGTATGCGGACTGGTGTGACAAGAATGGGTTTAAGTGGGCGGCTAAATGGATACCGGAAGATTGGTTAGCCGAAAAGCCTAACAGGAGAGCCTTAAAGGCAATTGCAACACTAAGGAAATGATATGGACATCACAGACGAGTTAAAAGATTTCGGCCAGATCACTTTAACAATTAATTCTGAAGGGGAGTTAAAAGGCAGTATTCGGTGGTACGTCGAGGAGGACACTGACCCAGAGCACGGGCAGTACATGGTAGAGGCCCTTCATGGCATGTTTGCTGCTCTCCTAAATGACCCAGACTACGTAACAGAAATTGGGGCAGCCTTTTTATTGGGGGCCACTTCTAATGAAATCGATGATGATAGTATAGAATTTACCCCAGAAGGTATTGACAAAGAAGATTCTTCGGAGCAAGATGAGTTTGATCTTAAAGGAAAGATCGTTTCATTCACCCCATCAAACAGGAAACATTAAGATGGACACTGACTGGAGAGATAGCCCCAGTACGCTAGAAGATTTAGCTTTTAGGGCGTCCAATGACTATAAGCAAAACTTAATAAACAAACATCCTCCACAAACTCTTGGTGACGTGATAAAACAAGGTATGGCCGACCACCGGGACTCGATGGTCAATCATCCCCCCCACTATACCCAACATCCCAGCGGAGTTGAGTGTATACAGATTACGGAGCACATGCCGTTCTGTTTGGGCAATGCTGTGAAGTACATCTGGCGGGCGGGCCTTAAATCTAATGATCCAATCATGGATCTGGAGAAAGCGGCCTTCTACATAAACCGAGAAATCCAACGTCTTAAAGACTCGAAGTAGGCACGAAAGTACCTATTTTGGGTATAACCATCCGCCCCTATACGGGGCTTTTTTAACCTCTGAGGTATTGCACAATGACAATTAAAATTGATCTGTCTAGGGACAGTCTATTCGACGATCTTGGCCTCTCTCGTCTGAAAGAGAGTTATATGCGAGAGGAAGAGACCAGTCCTCAGCAGCGTTTTGCCTACGTATCTAAGGCTTTTTCTAGTGATGAGGGACACGCCCAGCGTCTGTATGAATACAGCTCCAGACATTGGTTATCGTACTCCACCCCGATCTTGTCTTTTGGACGGGGTAAGAGGGGTCTGCCCATTTCTTGCTTTTTGTCGTATTTAGACGACAGTGCTGAGGGATTAGTAGATACGCTATCTGAAGTTAACTGGCTGTCCATGCTCGGAGGGGGTGTAGGCATCCATGTAGGGATTCGTGGGGTAGACGATAAGTCTGTGGGCGTTATGCCACACTTGAAGGTGTACGACGCCTCGTGCTTAGCCTACCGCCAGGGGCGTACTCGCAGAGGGTCCTATGCTGCGTTCTTGGATATAGATCACCCGGACATCCTCCAGTTCATGGAGATGCGCAAGCCTACTGGGGATCAAAATATGCGTACCCTGAACCTACATCATGGGGTAAACATCACAAACAAGTTCATGGAAGTCGTTAAGAATGCAATGCGGGATCCAAACTTCGACGATACCTGGGAATTGTTGAGCCCGAATAGCGGGGAAGTTGTGGATACCGTAAGTGCCCGTGAACTATGGCAAAAATTGCTAGAACTTCGTATGCAGACTGGAGAGCCCTACTTCATTTTTATAGACAATGCGAATAATGCTCTGCCCTCGTGGTTGAAAGATAAAGATTTGCAGATCAACGGTTCTAACCTGTGCACGGAGATCTTTTTACCGACCTCTAAGGATCGTACCGCCGTGTGCTGCCTATCGTCAGTCAATTTGGAATACTACGATGACTGGAAAGAACACCCCAAGTTCATTCAAGATGTCATGGAAATGCTAGATAACGTCCTAGAGCACTTTATAGCCAACGCCCCTGACCCAGTATCAAGAGCACGCCTATCGGCTCACAGGGAGCGTTCTGTTGGCTTGGGGGCGCTAGGCCTGCATGCGTACTTTCAGAAGAACAACATTCCGTTTGAGTCGGTGGTAGCCAAGCTCAAAAATAAAGAGATGTTTAAACACATTCACGCTAAGTGTGCAGAGGCGGATGCGGTGTTGGCTGATAAGCGAGGCCCATGCCCGGATGCAGCGGAGTCTGGCGTACGCCGTAGGTTCTCACACTGGACGGCCATTGCCCCGAATGCTAGCTCGAGTTTGATCATGGGCAACACTAGCCCGTCTATTGAGCCGTACCGGGCTAACGTATTCCGTCAGGATACGATGTCGGGGGCGTATATCTACAAGAACCGATTCCTGAAAGCTAGGTTGGCTGAGATCGGGATGGATAAGGATGAAATATGGGCTTCAATTACCGCTAATGACGGATCTGTGCAGCATCTTGATATTCCTCAAGAAATTAAGGATGTATTTAAGACTGCAGTTGAGTTAGACCAACGCTGGTTAATCGACCTGGCAGCGGATCGTCAGGAGTACATTGATCAAGGCCAGAGCTTAAACTTATTTTTCCGCCCCGATGTGAATGTGAAGTATCTCCACGCAGTTCATTTCCTGGGCTGGGCTATGGGGCTAAAAAGTTTGTACTATTGCCGGTCAGATAAGCTTAGAAAAGCAGATCGAGTCGGTAACCGTATTGAAAGAAAGCGTCTAGAAGACGAAGTAGATCTTACTGCCGTAGCTGACGGCGATGTTTGTGTTGCTTGTGAAGGATAAATCATGGTCAAGAAAAAACTGAAACTAACTGATACCCGTAATTACTACCGCCCATTCCACTACCCGTGGGCATTTGATGCGTTTAAAGCGTCTGACCAAATGCATTGGCTTTGGACTGAAGTGCCTATGCACGAGAATGTCAAAGATTGGCAAAAGAAACTGTCT